ACTGGGCAAATAAGGTAAAGTGGTAATATGCCAAAAGGTAAAAAAGGTTATTCAGCCAAACAAAAAAAGATAGCTAAATTAGCACCACCTTATGATAAATTAACTGGTGCAGATTTTAAAAAGTTACGTAAAAAGAAAAAATTATGAAAGTCAAAGGTGTTGATGTTTCTAAGTTGACCAAGAGTCAACAGAATGCTATGAAAAAACATTCTAAACATCATACAAAAAAACACATGCAGTACATGTATAACTCTATGAGAAGAGGTAGTTCTTTTAATAAAGCACATGTCAATGCACAAAAGAAAGTAGGAAAATAATGGCACCAAAGAAGAAACCTAAAAGAAAACCAATAAATCAAAAAACTAAAGCAACTTTGCAAAAGAAAGCTGCTAACTCTAAATATACTTATGGTCAGCTAGCACAAGTTTACAGACGTGGACAAGGAGCATATTTATCTTCAGGTTCTAAATCTGCATCTATGCAAGCCTGGGCTATGGGTAGAGTAAATAGTTTTATTAGAGGTGGACATTCACAAGATAACGACATAAAGAAAAAGAAAAAGAAGTAAATGGCTACTCGTAGAAAAGTACCTTATGAAAAAGGTGTACCTGCAAAGTACCTTAAGAATAAAAAAAATTCTAAGGCTAAAGTTGCTGCTGAAATAAAAAGAACAGCTAAGGCTTACAAAGAAGGTCGATACATAGATTTAAAAGCTGTACAAAAATCAAGAGCAACAAAAAGAAAGAAGAAACGGTAATGGCACAAGTTAGTTGGATGTGGGGTGGCAAAAGACACTATGGTACTCTTATTAGAGAAACTAAAACACATAAGTTTGCTAGAACCAAAAACGGTAAAATTAAAAAAATAAAGAAGTAGTTTGATAATAGATTGTCCTCGCTGTGGTGGAGACCTTCTGCCACAAAACGACATGAAGTGTACAAACAAAGAATGTAAGAATTATGGAAAAAAATAAACTCTGTTACGCAGCAGGATGTCACAGACCTTTACCAAAAGGTCGTTCTAAGTTTTGTAGTGACAGATGTTCTAACCGAATAGCACAACAAAAGAAACGTGCAAAGAAAGCAGGAGTTACCTGGACACAAGAAGACGATACATTAGAAATACCTAGCCACAAAAAAAATGTATCTGCTAGACGTGGACAAGTTTATGATGACATAAAAGAATCAGGACTTGCATTAGAGATATACGAAAAAACAAACACAATATCAGGTGTAGCAAAAATACTTGGCACAACTGATGCAGCAGTATCTATGGCATACCAGGCATATTTAGAAGATATAACAATAGAAAAAGAACAAAAAGATTGGCAAGTACCACAAGTTGCAGAAAAAACATTACAAGATTTTGACAAGTTTAGAGAAAGATACTTTAGAACAGAACAAGGTATACCTTACGAAACACCTGAGTTTCATGCTAAGTGGATAGAACAAATTATGAACACTATTGAGAATGGTGGTCAAAGAATGATATTGTCTCCTCCACGTCACGGCAAAACAGATTTACTTATACATTTTGTTATATGGCTTATTTGTAAAAATCCTAACATAAGAATTTTATGGGTAGGTGGTAACGAAGACATTGCAAAGAATGCTATGGGTTCTGTTATTGACCAGTTAGAGTTTAACGAATTACTTATTGAAGAAATATGTGGACCTGGAGTAAAGTTTAAACCTAAAACAAAATCAGCTAAGTCTTGGTCACAAAGTGGTTTTACTGTAGGTACAAGGACCGTAACTGGTATTAAGAGTCCGACTATGGTAGGTATTGGACGTGGTGGTAAGATTCTATCAAGAGACTGTGACATAATTATTGCTGATGACATTGAAGACCACAGTTCTACTATGCAACCTGCATCAAGAGAAAACACAAGAAACTGGTGGACCACAACACTATCAAGTCGTAAAGAGGAACATACTGCAATGATTGTTATAGGTTCAAGACAACACTATGACGATTTATATTCACATTTGTTAGACAACGAATCATGGGAAACAACTGTAGAAGAAGCACATGATACTGCATGTACTACAACAGATTGGAACGAAGAAGACCATACAGATTGTATGTTGTGGTCAAGCAAAAGGTCATACAAGTGGTTAATGGATAGAAAACGTGCAGCAGAAACTACAGGTGGTAGAGCTATATTTGAAATGGTGTATCTAAATGTTGCAATGCCTGAAGGACTAAGTTTATTTAGTCGAGAAGAAATTGAAGCATGTAGAGACCAAAAGAGGGATATAGGGCAGGTACCTAGAGGCACACGCCTTATTGCAGGACTTGACCCTGCCTCTACTGGTTACCAAGCAGCATTTTTATGGGCTTATGGTCCTGCTGATGGAATTATGTACATGGTAGATATGCACAACAATTTAGGTGGTGGTATACCTGAAGCACTTAAAATTATAAAAGATTGGTGGTCAAAATATAATTGTTCACATTGGGTTATAGAAGAAAACGGATTTCAAAAAGCTATACGACAAGATAAATCTATACGTGATTTTGCTTCAACACATGGTATATTTTTAGAAGGACATGAAACGTACTCAAATAAGTTTGACCCTATATTTGGTGTTACAGCTATGCGACCATCGTTTCAAGAAGGTATAATTAATTTACCTTATATGGGTTTTGAAGCTCAAGAAAAGGTAAACTTATATACAAGTCAGTTAGTGTATTTTAGTTCTGCTAAGAACAAAAGCAAGACAGTAGGTACAAAGACTGACATAGTTATGGCTAGTTGGTTTCCAATGAGAGCAATTAGACGTATGCAAAAAGAACGGTTAGCCGAACTAGACACAGATTATGTGCCTAGCTTTGCTGATTATGAAACAAGTAGTTTTGATGAAGGATTATGGGATAGAGGCGAATGGTAAAGTCGAATGACGAACTTTATGACAGAGTAGATTATTTAAGAAAAATCAACCAACAAGGTATGATGGACAGAAGTAGGATACGTGACATCTTAAATGGTGGCGAAGAAGCTGTTCGTGCTTTACTTGGAGAACGTTCAAGTATGGACTTCCATGAACTACCTGCACCAAACTTATTTTTATCTGCACTAGAAAGATTTGCACAAAAATTAGGTAGAAGCCCTGACCTTAAGATAGATATTATAAATGCTAAAGATTCAGAAAGAGCAAAAAAGAAAGCAGAGAAACTAGAACGTATTGTTGGTGCTTACGATGATTTACAAAAATTACATTTACAGTTACCACAAGTAGGTAGATGGTTACCAGGTTATGGTTTTGTTGTATGGACAATAACTACAAAGTTTGATAAAGACAATAACCCATATCCTTGTGCAATGATAAGAGACCCTTTTACTTGTTACCCTGGTCCTTTTGGTAATGACCAACAGCCAAAAGACATGGCAATAATTACAAGAGTTCCTTTAACTACATTGTTACAAGAATACCCGGAACAAAGAGCTGCAATCATAGGAGACAATGCAGAATCACAAAATGATTTTACAATGTTGTATTACAACGATGGTGCTGCATCTTGGGCAAATCAAAATGGAGATGGCAAAGTAGTTGTAGAATATCTTGACAATGATGGTACGTATATATATCTACCTGAAAACAATAGAATTATAGACTTTATTCCAAACCCACTTAAAAGTGGACCAATGTTTGTTGTAGCAAAAAGATTTGCTTTTGACCAAATGCAAAGTCAGTTTCAACATGTAATTGGTCTTATGGCTAATATGGCAAAAATAAATATTCTTGGAACAATTGCTATGGAAGATGCAGTGTTTACAGAAACAAATATCGTTGGAGAAATAGAATCCGGTAAGTATCGTAAAGGTAGATTTGCTGTTAACTATTTAGCTCCAGGTTCATCTGTTTCTAAACCAGTTAACAATCTTCCATATCAATTATTTCAACAAGTAGATAGATTAGAAAGACATTTGCGTTTAGGTTCTGCATATCCTGTATCTGATGATGGACAATCCCCTAACAGTTTTGTTACAGGTAGAGGATTAGAAGAACTTGGACAATCTGCATCTATGCACGTTAGAGAATACCAAGTCATACTTAGAGAAGCATTACAAGAAGTAGATGCTAAAAGATTAGAGTTTGATGAAGTTATGTATCCTAATAAGAGAAAACCAATTGCAGGAATGCACAAAGGCACAGCTTATAAAGAATCATACACACCAAGTTCTGACATATCTGAAATGTATAAGACAAGAAGAGTATACGGAGTAATGGCAGGTTTTGACGAACCACAAAAGGTTATTACTGGGTTGCAATTGAAACAGCAAGGTATCATAGATACACAAACACTGCAAGAAAACCTAGACGGGCTAGATAATATTACAAATATACAAAACAGAATAAATTCTGAAAAAGCAGAATCTGTATTATTTGAATCATTAATGGCTCAAGCAGCTCAAGGAAATCCAAAAGCTACTATGGCAGCAGCAGAGATTAGAAAAAACCCTGCACAAATGACAAAGATACTTGATAAGTTTTATACAGCAGAAGAAGAAACATCGCCTGAAGAAGAAGCAATTATTGGTGCTGCACAACAACAGCCACAAGGTCCACCAGGACCACAAGATATTGCATCAGTTCTTGCAGGTTTAGCAGGACAGCAAGGAGTACCAGGTGGCTAGTCCGGAACAAGAATTAAAAAAACAATTTTATGACATTATAAATGCTGAAGATTGGGATGACACAGGTTATCCTGAAAGACCTGAAGAGCAAATCTCAGATATAACTTTAGGAGATATAATGATACCTACACCAATACCTGGTGTGTGGATACACGTTAATTTAGGTTTTGAAATAGAGGATGGTTCATGGTAAGAAAGAAAAAAATACAAGTTCCTACAAGAGCAGAGGGAGACCCAACAGGACAAACACAGATGTTGCAAGAACAAGTAGATGCAGTATCTCCAGGACAAGAAGCAGCTTTACCTGCAGCACCTAGACCTACGCCACAACCACAGCCTGTTCAAGATATATTTGCTACACCTACACAAAAATTACAAGAGCCAGGTAATGAGTTAGGAGAAAACGAAGCAATGTTTACTGCTGACAATGATATTGAAATTGTAAAGGCAATTTTACTGGAGAAGTTTCCATCACTAACAAGTAGGTTCTAATGGCTTCTTATTATCTCAAATGGGGAGAAGAAAGATTAGAAGACAAATACTATAAAGATGCACAAAAACAATCTATTGATGTGCAAAAAGATATTCTTGGAGATGATGGTATAGATGCAATAGCAGATAAAACTACAACTTTGAAAGCTATGAATCCTTTTGAATCAGACGATTTACCTATAGCTTCAGCAACTATGAACATCACAAATCAACAATATTACAACTTATGGACACAAACAAAACCACAGCAATATAGTTATTCCAATGGAGAAACATCTCCTACAGTAGAATTTTCTAAAAAGTTTTTTGCAAGAATTAAAGACGCAGTAAACAACACAAAAGAAATACAAAGACAAACACAATTAGACTTGTTTGGAGAAAATCAAATAAGAAAAAGCACTGCAATAAATGCTGCATTGGTAGCACTAAACTCTATATTTGAAACAGGTAGTACGTTTTTAGTTAACACTATTGGATTAGAACAAAAAGCATATCAAGCAGAATGGGCTGAAAGTTTAGGATTAAATATAGATAGAGACTTTGCAAGGTATGTAGGGGACAAAGATACAGAAAAGAATGAAATACCTTTAGGAATAAAAATAAAATCTTTTGGAGCAGGTGTTAAATCTTTACTTATCAATGCAGATAGACAACAAACAAATTTAATAAATAATATTTTAAATAACGAAACAGTGGCTCAAGCACCTTACGTATCAGATAGAGCAAGAAATTATCTTATGAGTAAAAACTTAATAGATGATTTAGGAAATCCTATGTTGCAAAAATCTGATTTGCAAGTTGTCCAGGAAGCATTTCCTGATGTTTTATCAGAACAAATAAAAATAAAAACTGGTGGCGTAGATAGGAAACTAACTCTTAATGAATCAGTAGAAGTATATCAAATGGCTTTTAATGAAATACTTGGAGGAGGTATTGGTCAAGAAGGGTTAGCAGGATTTTTTGGTCGTGGAGAATATTTAGACCAAGCAGAAGAAACAAGAGAAGGTTTTAAAAAAGCAAGCATTGCATCTAACTTTGGAGACTTAGTTAGATATACATTTACTGGTTCTTTATCAGGAGAGTACAGCCCAAAGATGGCAGTAAGTCAAGATATACAAGAACAAGCAGATGTAGATTTATTTTTACTACAGTCAGCATACGATGTAGGTTCTATAACAAAAGAAGATTATGAGTTAGCAAAAACAAAAATAGAAGAAATAGAACAAAATGCACTAAGCGATATGGAGTTTGACCCTAAGCACGGATTTAACTCCTGGATAGGTTTTACAACTAACTTAATTGGAATGATAAAAACTGACCCTTTTATCATGGCAAGCAAAGGTGTAGGAGTAGGTGGTAGAGGAGTTGCTAGCGAAGAAGTATTAACAGGTGTTGGTAAACAACTTGATGAACATTTGAAAGCAGGAGGAACTGCTGCAGATTTTTTTGCTGAAGGACAAGACGATGCTATAAGAATACTTGCTGACAAAGTACAAGTATTAGCAGAAGCAGATGCACCTTTGTTTAGTGAACTTACTATGAGAGGTTTTAGTCCTGAAGTTGCATTCCGTATAGTAGATAATTCTGTAGATAATCCACAAGGTTATTTTAATATTATAAAAGACTCTTTGACTAGAGGTTATATATCAGACATAAGAGTAAACGGAAAGATGAGTTCTAACGCAAAAGATTTCCATTTACAGCCAAAAGTATTTAGTGATAACTTCTTGGATAATATAGCTGATACTATGACAGGAAATACTACTACTGCAAATTACATCAGAGGTGGTGGGACAAAATCAACAGATAAAATTAGAACAGCTACATCTAGTGCAAAAGATATTTTTTTAGGCAGCGATGTTAGATTACCTTCAAGACCATTTGCTTTTTTAACAGATACATCAAGGTCTGTTGACACATTTGTAAAGACAGGAAGAATGATGAGTGTTCCTACACCAATCATAGAAGATTTGTCTAAAAAGTTTTATGTAGCAATACAAGATAAAAATTATAAATTAGCTCAAAGTATATTTTATGACGAGTTAGTTATGAGAGAAGGTGCCATACAGTTAAAAGCAACTTTCGGTTTATCAGATAAAGAGTTGCAATTATTTTTTAAAGAACACTTAGATGATGTAAGAGGATTTAGTGACAGGGGTAAAACATATAGACCTGCACAAAGTTCTAAATATTATGATGATGATTTTGTAGACCCATTTGTAAAAGCACAGTATGCAGACCAAATAATTAATGAAGAAGAGTTAGTTCAATGGTCACAAAAAGCTTTAGGTATGGCAGGACAAGCAATGGATTTGTCAATAAACATTCCTGATTTAAGAGCTACATTACGCCATACAGGTATAAGAAGAAGATTACGAAACAAACTTGTAGGTTCTAATCAAGTAGATGAAAGCATTGCTTTGATACGTGCCGAAGCAGATAAAGGAGTTAAAGGAACATTTTTTGACCCTGACACACCACTAGGACAAATTACAAAAGGTGCGTTTGATGATTTACCTGACGAAAGTTTCTTATATAAAAAATTAGTAATGGATGTGCCTTCTGCATTAGAAACAGGACTATTTACTTTTATATCAAGAGTTTGGATGCCACTACAATTAATAACACGTATTGCATTCCCACTAAAAATAACTACAGATGGTATGTTGCGAGTATCTACAAAAGGTTTAGCTTCTATATTTAGAGACCCTGGCGAATACATGAAGATGATATTTAATGACCCTGATGGTCTAATGATACGTTACTTAGATAGTAAAGGTATTGATGTAGCTCCTCTTACAAGTTTGCGTGGACCATTTAGAGTTACTAAACCGATTCAAGGTGGTACTTTATCAGAAAAACTACCACTTAAATATAGAAAAACATTAGGTGCTTTGACTGAAGGTAACTCAGAATTTGGTGTGCCTGAAGTGCGTGATTTGTATGAAAGAGACCCAAAGTTTACTTCTGTATTTAGAAAAGACAATGGTGTTTGGGTTGATATAGAAAAGACAGGAAGAAAGAATGTAGCACAAACAGACGGTAGTGTTTTAGCTTTTGATTTAGATAATGACTATATAGAAGCGTATATTGATTATCTAATTACACAAATGGCACATGACCCGTTTATGCCTATTGTTGCAGGTGCTATGAGACAAGGTTTGTCTGATGCAGATATTGTAAAAGCAATACAAGACAATAAATATTTAATGGACGAGATAGCTTCTCTTAACAGAAAAATTATGTCAAGACAAAACGTAGATGGTAGAGCAAACAATATTGTTGTAATTAAAAATGAAAAAGACTTTTTAGATTTTGTCAAACATCATCGCATGACTATAAATAATTTTACAGGAGCATCTGATGAACTTATAGAAGTTATTGCACAAGGTAAAGTTGGCAAAGTAGATGTAAGAGATTTTGAAGTATTAAGAACAATAAACTCACAAAGAATAAAAAATACTTTGACTCCAATCATAAACAAGAACTCAGCAGAGTTACCTATTACAGTTCCTGGACTAGAAAAAGTATCTAGTAAAGGAATTATAAATAATTTTAAAGCATTTACAGACGCATTGTTTTTTACAGTAGGTCAGTCAGAAGCAGCACTTGTACGTATCCCAACTTTTAAACAGGCATATTTACATTACGTAGATGCCAATATGGTATTTGCTCAAAGAAATGCATTAGCAGAAATGCTAGAAAATCACTTTGACCCAAACAAAGCTATAAATTTATCAGATGAGATGGTTGCAAAAGCAAAACGATTACTTGCAGATAGAAGACTAGAAGCAGAAGAAATAGAAGATGTTATGTCAAAGATTGTAAAACAATCTGTTGTAGCCAAAGATGATAACTTAACTATTCTTGCGTATCATTCTAAAGGTATACATACACCTAGAGTTTTAGGTGCAACAAATAAACCACAGTTAGAGCTACAAGTTAATTTACAAAATGCAGAAAGAAGTGCTTACGCTACAGATAAAAATATTGCAAACATTAGATTAGGAGATGAGAATACAAAGATTGGTACATACTACTCAAATGTAAATAAACAAGAAGTAGTTTTAAACGGTAATTTAACATCAGAACAACAAAACACATTGCGTAAAGTATTAGTAGAACATTATGGTCCTAATACAAAAAAGAATGTTGATGAAGTTATAAAAGATTTTAAGAGTTCTCTAAAAGACAATCCTACACCTAACACAAAAGAACTAAGAAGTTTGTTAAAACTAGGAAATGTTAAGTATGAAGATACAGTAGCTATTGCACAACGTGGTGGTTTAAGTTCTTTCTTAGATGAAAAAACAGGAAAGTTTATTATAAATAATCCGAAGCAAAGTCCTATTGTCCAGGAGTTAACTGAGTTAGATTATCACATGGTCTTAGATAACAACAATGTAAGAACAGATA